ATGTACCGTTTGTAAGCCAGGAGTATGCCAAAATCAGTCTGTCTGTCAGGGGTGGTCCGTTCACTCATTCACACGTCTGTATGTTCGAGAAGGTCGAGGATGATGTAGTACGCCAGTTCATGGACTGGGGACGTAAAGGAGCCGGACCGAGTCAGGCGTTCTATTTCCCTGTCACGGTCAGGAAGTGGAAGCTGTCGGAGCCGATTCACTTTGTTCGTGATGACTGGGGTGACAATACCATTACGAGCGATATCGATGGCTCTGAGCTTTTCAGTAAGGTTGAGGTTCAGTTTGCCAGTAAGGCAGGTGACACGATAAGGGTACAGCGTAAGGATGGCAGCTGGTTCAAGGAAAAAGACCTTGGAAATGCGAAGGCCACGATAGAGTTCTTGGAGTGGAGAGAGAAAGGAGGCAAGTCATGAGACGTGATTGTATGAAATGTGAGCACTGTTGGCATGAGACTGGCAGCGATTTTCCAGAAGGATGCGGTTACGGTATCGACGGTTCAAGGCCGATTGGCGAAAGGTGTTATAAGGATGGTAAGTTGTTGAAAAAGTATTGAGCTATGATGTATATCGGAAGGACTGAAGCCTATTACGAAGGCGATGATGATGCAGTGTTCACACCTGATATGTGGACGAGCAGTGAAAACCCTGATGACCTCGCAGGTGATGTTCATGAGCTGACAAAAAGCGGTGAGGATTTGCTGAGTCAGTACTACGATGATCTGAGTGTCGGTTATGACCTCTGCAATGGCAGGGCGAAAGGGTTGGCAGACAGATATACGAGAGAGGAAATGTACGAGTTGTTGACAGACTCGATGAATGGTTATTCAATATCGTGTGAAGAATGAAACAGAAAGTGAAAATCGTAGAGACCCTTGAAAGAGTGGTCGAGGTAGAGGCAGACAGCTTTGAGGAAGCTGCTGACATTGTTGAGTGTCAGTATAGGGACAGCGAGATCGTCCTTGACGAGAGTGACTATACTGGAGTAGAGTTTTTCCCTGCATGACAAAGACCGAGCAAGTTGTTGGTTATGTCCGGGCTGGAGAGTGGTCGAAGGCCATGAACATAGCCAAGACATTCCGACTGGGATTCACGTCGGACGAGATCAGAACCATCGAGATTGCATCCGACACGCTCAACGGAAACGGCAGGCTGTACAGAGACCTGGGTATCGATGTCGCAGCTGAGGTTTTCAAGTGCAAGGCACTGCTGAAAGCGCGGTATTTACGTTAAGTTTATTTAGTTTTTGGTTGAACACTTTTTAAGAAAATAAAGACTGAAATACTTGCGTATATCGCCGTTTTTCACTACCTTTACACTATCAAAATAAAACATTAAGAAACGGTTTTTTAAAGAATTAAGAGCAATGTTACAGTCAGAATTTGAAGCAAGAGTCCAGATGAAGGTTTCAGAAGCCGAGTACTGGCACATCAACGAAGTTTACAACCAGTCAGACCTCGACAAAGACGAGTTCTGTAAGTTGTGGGTTAAGATGAATCAGGCCCGTGTCAACAAAGCCAGGGAGATAGCCAAGGCGGTTGAGGCAGACCTGAAAGTTCGTGATAAGCTCTGGGAGATCGTTTACCGCTTCGGTGGCATGAACTACACGGAGAGCTGTAAGCTGGCTGCTGATTTCTTCAACAAGACACAGCAGAAGTTGATCGAAAGCGTCGGTATTAAGATTGAACGCTCTGAGGTGTACTTCCAGACCGTCAGCGACGTCATTTGGGAGGTCAAGAAGTATTTAGGACGTACGACAGATACGACTCGGCAGGGACGCGGTTTCCTGCCGGCCGTGTAGAAAGTTTAACGGGAGGAACGTTGAAACAAGGAGTGTCGCCCTTGGCAAATCGGAGATAAGGCAGACGTTAAAGCAAACCCTCCGTACTCCCTTTAAAATACAGAAAGATGAAAAGAGTGGATATGAATTTACGATACCGCAGTTGCGCTATCTTTTGTGCCGTCAATGGCAGGAAGAATAATGGAACAGCGAAAGTCTCTTGGGATAGTTTGGAGAAGCGTTTCGGTATTGGCTGGGAGTCGCTTGTTAATGAACTGAAGGTAAAAGGAATGCTGTTCGGTGGTAGTGGTTATGTGTATCTCAGACCAGATTGGCAAGCCATGACAGCAGCTGAGCAGATGGAAGAGATAATGAAAATGTACCCACATAAATACGTTGAACGATGAAGAAGATTCGATTGGTCACAGACGGTTCGTTCCTGGTTGTCAGGAAGGTGAACCACAACAACCGCCTCGCTAACGAATGGGAAGCCAGCAAGGCCGGTTGTTACGATTCGGTTGCAAGTTATGAGGATTGCGAGCAGGACAGGTTGGCCATGGAAGACCTGAAAAGGTACACGACCCACGTCCTCGCAAGCACTGGTAGTAGTTTCACGTTTGAAGATATCGAGGTATGAGCAGAGTGTATAGAGGTGACGGCAAGTGTATCTCCGTTGACAGCAACGACGGCAAGTTCCGTTTCGTGGCCACTCGCAGGGCTATAATATCGCAGTACAACGGAGTGACGAGATATCAGGGATGGCACTGGACCGCTGAGACGTATCGTTTCGAGAATGGCCGTTGGGTCGGTGCCAGGTTCCAGAACATGAAGTACGAGTTTAAGAAGAGACAGGAGGTGATCGACCACCTGAGCACGTTCCAGTGCTTCACGGAGGCCGTCGCTGAATTAAATGCTAAGTGATATGAATAAGTCGTTAGAGAGGTTCCTGAATTGTAAGGTCAGGGTATTGCCCACCACTGGCCACTACGCAGAGCTGCTGAGTTTAGCTTGCACTAAATTCGGCATCGAGCGTGAGGAAGCACGGAAGAGATATGGACTATATACGTATGCAGAATGGAAAGAGTTATTGGAGCTATGACAAAGTTAGAGTTAGCGAAAGCCCTCACGTGGGCTGACAGAAACATCAAGATCGTAGAGAAGATGGAGCAGTTTGAGACAAAGGCTGATTTTTGTCGGACTTGTATCAATGCTGGTGCCAGAGTGGTGAAAGGTCACCTGAAGCTGAAAGGTGCAGCGATGATTGTCTATGACAACCGTCTGCACACCGACGAGAAGCCGAATACGATTATCGAGTATGGCAGTGCCGTCCAGTATGGCCACGCCAAGTATTGTTACATCTATAGACTGTGAGTTATGACGAAAGTGGTGAACATCGAGGAGAACCAGCCGCACAAGGTGTCAGAGGTTATCTGCGTAAAGTGCCTGAAGCGGTGGATTTGTGTACGTCCGAAGGTATGCAAGCTGAAGGATTTGGAGTGCCCGAATTGTGGTCCTGGATATGTCATCGAGACTGGTGAAGAATTAGAGAACGAATAAAGATACAGATTATGACAGACAAAGAGATTAGAGAGCTGCTGCAGGACATCCACGAGGACCTGGAGAAGCTGAAAGGCGAGGACGTCAGTGTCATGTTCTTCGCAGACAAGAATGATCGTGGTATAATGAGTGGCGACCTTCATACGCTGATGGCCTTGGTCATCATGAACATGAGCCGATATCCGCAGATGAAGTTCATCTTTGAGAAGGCTGTAGAGTTGTTCCCAGTGTATGGCGCACAGATGCAGGAAAAGTTAAGAGGCGATAAGCCGGCACATGAGGTCATCGATACGTACAGCATGGATGTGGAGCGTATGGTGACGAGAGATCAGTACGCCAAGAATGCCAGGAACTGGTCGCTGTTCACGTTCAACTATCCGCCGAACTGGATAGAAGCCGTCTGGAAGGATAGCGATAAGATGTTCCATGAGCACCTGAAGCGGAACTTTGAGAAGTACGGACGTGACATGAACCGTTTCATGCTCGAGTTGGATAAGAATAACCGTGAAAAGCTGTTGTCATGGGTTTTTGAGAACTTCAAAGGGTGACGTAGTTGGCGTGTAGCTAATGAATCCTACCCCACTACACGCCAGTCGCCGCTATGCGAGTTAGGTGGAATAATAGTTAGTTTAGGAAATACCGCCGTGAGGCGTTTCATTGCTTTTTTACGAGCAAGTTTCTTAATGTTACTCCGAGGCTATTTTGACAAAGAATGTTAATTCTCTTTGTTTTTCAAATAGTTTCGGAGTTTTTTTGCTATATTTGCGCCGTTATAACAAAAATACATCGATGGACGAACTTTTGAAGATACTCGACTGGTCTCGTGGCAGTAATGCCATAGTTAATGACCTGATGAAGAAATCGACCAACCCGCCAGCGTGGGATAAGTTGAAGGAAGAGCTGTATGCAAGCAAGCATAAGATAGCAGGTGATGACTCTGGACGTGTTGACGTTGTTCATGACGACGGCACTGTTGACGAAGCCGCTCAGATAGCCATAGGACTTGAAGAGCTGCTGGTCAACCGTATCAATCAGTTCATGCACACCATACCCGTCAAGCGTGAGTACCAGGATATCGACGATAACGAGGTTCGTCAGAAGATCGCCACCGCCATAGAGCGTATCTATGAGGAGGCAGACATCGACACCGTGAACATGGAACGAGGACTGGCGTACTTTGCCGCTTGCGAAATGTTCACGTTGTGGTATGCAGTCAAGAAGGAGAATGACCTGTACGGCTTCCATTCGGACTACAAGCTGAAGTGCAAGGTGTATTCGCCGATGAATGACGATGTCGTCCTGTACCCGCTGATGGACGAAATGGATGATATGCTGGCCATGTCGTTCTACTACAAGAAGACCGTCGGTGACAAGGAACTGGAGTTCTTCGAGACCTATACGAAGGACAGGAAGTACAAGTGGTGCAAGGACGGTGGCGACTGGGAGCCTGTCATCCTGTATGAAGATGCAGAGGGAAATGTCACGTATGGCGACGAGGTTGTCATCCTGAAGATTCCTGGAGTGTATGCTTGGCGTAAGAAAAAGACGTGGAAGCAGGGTTCGAGCGACTTGCGCGAGGATGTGGAGTACACCCACTCGAGGGACAGCGACGTTATCGCCTGGAATGCTACGCCAATCCTGAAGATTGCCGGTCAGCTGCAGGGCGACGAGGATAAGGGTGAGAGCCGTCGTATTTTCCGTGTGGAGAACACAGGCGATGTATCGTATGTCTCGTGGGATCAGTCGAATGATGCTAACAAGAACCACATCGACAGAAGCCTGTCGTTCTTTTGGCAGATTAACCAGATGGCCGATATCAGCGTAGAGAAGATGATACAGCTCAACTCTATCGGCTACGATGCCCGTATGACGATATTCATTGACGTGTTCCTGAAGATTGGCCAGGAGTCCAAGCCGCTACTTCAGGCATACCGTCGTGAGGGTAATGTCATCAAGGCGTTCCTGAAGATTATGTCCGATGACCCTGAGTGGGAGAAGGAGGTCGATAACGTCCGTATCAAGCACGTCATTACGCCGTACATCCCGAAGGACGAAATGCAGGAGATCGAGAAGCGTCTGAAGGCCAACGGTGGCAAGGCCATCGAGAGCCATTTGGAGTCCATTATCCGCTATGGAAAGTCGAAAGACCCAGTTAAGACGCTGGAGCAGATTCAGCAGGAACAGACAGAAGAGAACAAGTCAACGTTAAGCTCGCTCTTACAGGAGGGAGCAGTATAAAGCACAAGTTATGAGAAAAAGATTAGCAAAGTTCATGGTGTGGCTGGCGTTTAAGATTAGTCCGTCGGCACGGGAGAAGGTCATCGAGGAGCTTGTAGGTTATGAGCCTATGGTTTTGGGTAGTGCCTACCAGTTGAAGAAGAGCGACCTGAAGAAGTACGTAAAGGAGCATCCAGAGGATGATTCGTATCGCAAGGGCATGAAGTCCCTGATAGAAGATACGAAGCGGTTGATTATCATGGATATCGCCAAGGGTGCTGAGCAGTACGGTCTTGTCAACTTCGAAGTGAAGAAGGGCCTGTTTGAAGCAAAGGTTTACGGTAAGCTGTACGTCTATGCCCCAAAGAAGGACAGTCCAAAGGCCGAAGACACCGCCGGAGCCTAAGATTTGGGAAGGCAAGAAGTGTGGAGAGTGTGGGAATGTGGTTGAAGTGACCCGTTTCCACACCCTGACCGTTAAGGACAGGAAGCCGACACTGGGCAAGTGTCCGCACTATATGGACGGAGAGTTTTGCGTCCTGTTGTCTTCGCCTGCTTGTAAGGAACATTTTACGCCTAAGACAGATGGGAACACCGAGGGGGATAAACCAGAAGGGTAAGTACACGTCGTTGAACGCCCGCCTGAACCGATACCTGTTATTGGTTCAGGGTGTCTTTGATGCGTGTAGTCTCGAGACGGCAAAGATAGCCGAGCGTACTGGATATGCCGCCAGTGATGTACCGTTCCGTTTCTCCGACTTCCCTGAGACGAAGGACGCGATGAGGAAGGTGCAGAGCCGCTTCGTCGAGGATATCGGCGCTATCATACATCGTGGTACAAGCGACGAGTGGAAGCAGAGTAACATCGTTCAGGACTTGTTGGCTGACAAGGTGCTGAAATACTACGGTTCCAAGGCCGGAGGTGAGAAGCACAAGGTGTACTATCAGACGAACAGCGACGTGTTGAAGGCTTTCCAGCAGCGCAAGATCAGTGGGGAGTTCCACCTGTCGGAAGCAATCTGGGACCAGTCGGAGAACATGAAGCAGGAAATGGAGTACGCCATTTCGTCGGCACTGGAGAAGGGTATCGATGCCGTTACCCTCAGCAAGCGTCTCAGTAAGTACCTGAAGGACTTCGACAGGCTGAAGGATGACTACAAGGAGAGGTACGGAAAGGCCGTCGAGTGCGAGGACTGTGAGTACCGTTCCCTCCGTCTCGCCCGTTCAGAGATAAACATGGCCTACCGTACAGCCGAGTGGACCCGCTGGCAGCAGATGGACTTCGTCATCGGCTTCGAGATAAAACTGAGCAAGAGCCATCATGACCGTATGCCGAACGGCGATATCTGCGATATGCTTGCAGGAAAGTACCCGAAAACGATTAAGTGG